GGCACCAAAAATATTAAAACTGTGGCACCACTTAGGAAGCCCCAGAAAATATTTCTGATTATTACTAAGTGGCTCTTTATATACGTCCACGCGTTGATGTGTCTTAGGAAAAAGTTTCACCTTTAACCTTAAAAAACCTAAAACTCACATCTTTTTTAGATTTTTATGGCATTTACTTTAATAAATAAATTATTGCCTTGCATTAGTATCTCCAAGGAGGGTAGGATTAATAATGGGTTTATTTGCCGTAAAATACGGTGCACCTTGAAAACGAAAGAATGAAAAATCTTCCGCCGTTGAAGAATACATTTCATTCTGATAAGTAGCCGAGGGAGGTTGTTCCCAGGGAACAGAAACAAAGAAATTCAATGTCTGTCCTTGTTCTTCTAAAAACAACCTATTAAACTCATCATAGAGAGGATGGGTGCTATCATGAACTTTGTAAGGTAACATAGAAAGATCAAATAATTTTGAACTTATATAAGGAACTTCAATCTCCAGTGTAGCACAACTAGTTGAATATGATGGAAAAGAATGGCTACCAATAATATTTGGTCTAAAAGTGCCACCTCCAAGAACATCTCCACCGATATGTTCTTTCTTTGGAAAATACAATCCTGCCGTCAAAGTAGGTATTCTACCTGAATTATTAATAACCATCATTCTATAACGCATTCCACCTCTTACACCAATATATGCGTATCTTAAATAATTAAAAAGATTAATAGTACCTGTATTAGATAATTGCTCAGTAAAAGTTATACCTGTTTTTTGTGGAAACTGATAAGGACAGGGTGAAGGATAAAGTGGATAAATGACATTCAACCCTAAAGCATCATCAGCTCTACAAACTTCACTTCTGTTCAAAATACTTCTAAAAGAGTAAACTGCTTCGCCGAAATTATAGCGATAAATATTTGCAGAATTCTCTGTACCAACATTAATAGCAACCTTAGGAGCTGCTGAAACAACGTTGGGCCCAGCTTGCACATTTGACTCAGTAACTTCCTCAGACTCAGACTGTATAAACAGACTTTGTGTGTTTTCATGGTCAAGATAAGGAACAGCAAACTGCATATCGGGACTTGAAACAAAACAATTGATTTTAACACCAATGGCAGCTCTTATAGTAGTCAATGGGTTCAAAACATAGACACGCAAATATCCATTTTGCCTAAGTGGATTAGCAAAGGCAAAAGTTCCATTTCCGGCATATTTTGAATCATTTTCTAAAATTTGATCCACCCCTAAAAAACTTGTTCTGTTATCATACTGAACGTCTATAATAGCCTCATTTCCCTCATTGAGGTCTAGAACATACGAGTATGTTTGATTTAACTTTATTGGATCAGAAGAAATCAAATTCCGCTGGAAAAAATCAGGTTCGTAAACAAACAAAAGCTTTCCCTTAAAATAGGAATTGCACATCACTTGAAAACGAAAAGTTATAGTACCCCTCCAATATTTAAAACACTTTGCTACATAAGACAAGGCACTAGGTTGAGTTAAAAAACTTGCACCATTTGTTGAACTAGAATAAAATAGTGCTGGATTCAAAGGAAAAGTAGCAAGAGGTGTCAAAGCAACCGAAGAGGTATTCCAAGATATTTGATAAAATAAGGATTCTCTTGAGACCAAATAAGCTATAGACATGGGATCCGTATCAGTGTCACCACCCATGTTAAGCAGGGCCAATTCCTGCTTAGGATCACCTGTTAACTTAACAGCTGTATCCTTAGTATTATAAAGTGACATATTTGAGTAGGCATGCGTTACAGTTGATGCATAAGGATCAACGTTAAAGGGTCTGGAAAACCCAAAAAAATTAGCAACTCCAGCAATCTTACTTGCAGCATAAGATGTAGCAGATGAAAAATTATTCAAAATGGGAACATTATTCAAAGTACTAGCAAGATTTGAAACAGCTGAAGATATTTTTGTAACGGGTCCGGCATCCTTATATTCATCTGAAGTATAGGATCCCATCATACCTGACACCTTATTCAAAAACGGATTAGAATTAATTTTATCACGAAAAGTGGCAAAACCACCCATAGGTCTAGTTTTCCTGCCAAGATTTCGCGATCCATCATTCAATTTAACCTTTTTCTTAACCTCCTTACTTTCAGCAGAAATATCAATATTAGTAGAGGTTGGTGAACCAAGCTCAACATTATCCATCCAACCGTAGATGGTTATATTGACATCCTGCCCTGAAGAGCCACTAAATAAAGTATCAAGAGTTGTAAGACTCTTAAAATAGAGTTTTCCTAAAAAGTCAAACTCATCAAAGCCAGTAGCACTTGTTATTAAACTTCCATCCGCATTAAACAATGAAAGATGTTGATAAGGGTAAATGAATGGTATTTTCATCTCAATATCAGTATCACTACCAAGTACTGAATAAGCAACTTCCGGACTTTGAGATAAGTAATTAATAAGGGGTTTTCGACCTTGAGAACCAAGAGTTTGACTATCAGTTTCAAGCACAGCCAATATGGGATTATAACCTGCAAAAGGCTGATAAGATATAACAAAACCACCCACAGCCATAGGATGTGAAGTAATGACAATTCTCACTGTCAAATCACCTTTAAAATAAGAAAAATTACTAAGTTTTGCCAAGACCGTTGGATCCTTCGACCACCTATCCCATGGATTAATGGCAAAATCTAGCAAAGCTGTTGAGTTTAATTCTATATTGGCTGTATGGAGTATTAACGGTCGCCTGAAAAATGATTCAAGACTCAATACGCCTGAGGTACCATCATCAACAGGTAAATTGACACCATCATGACCAATTTGGTCAAAAACTTCATTAGTTTTAAGAAGAACTTCAGCAGATTCACCAATAATGTTAAAAGTTTCTGTTGCTCTCCGCTTCCGTTCCCTAAGTTCTTGCAAAGCCAAAGTTTTAGCTTTCGCTTCCGCTTTTGCTTTAATTTTAATCGCGTTCTCAGCCTCCTTCCAATGAGGGGAATTAGGCAAATACTTGCTACAACGAAGATCAAAAAGATCAACGTCTTCATATTTATATAGCGGCTTACCGCTTGAATTTTTATTTTCTTTATTTTCTGTAATGTTCAAAATAAAACTCGCATCACATCAAAAAACGAGCTATTCCTGCCAACTAAATCTAACCTACCAAGTGGAATTGACCACTTTAAAATGCCGTTTGATATAGTCATAGTAAACTTAAATAAGTCTGCACAACGATTGAACGTTCCTGTAAACACAAACAATATAGACAGTATAATATCATGCGTCCAGTAAATTAATTTTCAACCCCGTTTCTTCTTAACGCAATAGAAACAAACTAAGAGACGTTGTATTGTTTTCGAAAATGATCTAATAAAGCATCTGCTGTAGGCAGCATTTTTTCAAGATCATTCATAGTATAAAAAGTAACCCTTTTTAACTCTTTTTTGAACTTTGACCTGGTAAGAAGAAAATCTTCATTTCCAGGATCTGTCAAATAATACAGATAAAGTTCATAAAGTATTGACCTAACGGTCTCAACCATCTGTTGATCCAAACTAATTTCTTTTGAAGGAGCTATAAACATTAGACTCTTCAAAAAAGATCTTTTATCAAGAAGACCAACAAAACCATTCAATTTCTTTGAATGACGGAATTTTCTCTTTAAAAAAGACATCTCACTTAATTCCACAAATGGAGCATCGTGAGAAGTTTTACTCGCATTAGTAAATTCCATACCATAAACAACGGAAACATATTTTGAGTATGTAATATTATTAAAAGTTTTCGCTATTTTTGGTTTAACTGCACATAGAATGTCATCACCATATATAACAGGCTTGCACAGTTTAAAAAAGTCAGTAACAACGTATTCAGTTGTTACGTTATATGGGGAACCCATACCCAATTTCGTGTGCGTATCAGCAAAGAAGTATATGAGTAATATTAAACCCCTCAATGAATTATCTTCTGCTGTTGCATACTTACCTGAGGGTTGAAAACCACTTGCAACAAATAGGTTCCCGTCTAAGCACAATACTGGATGCAAGTTATCAGTTAAAATACCTGCCACAATCTTTAATGCTTCATCATTGTATTGAAAGAAATTTAAAACATTGTAAACAACAGAATTGGCTATATAACCTATATCTATTGGCATGCTTGTATCAAATCCTCCATAATCTCCCTCCATTATATGTGGAGAAAATTCAACCAAACTTCTATACATATCATCAACTTCTTTAGAATGCATATTTATGCCAACTTTTGTGTAAAAGCAATCCCTATGTTGACACATAAGGGAATAAAAAGGCATCAAATACATCCTATTAACAAGAGTCATATCATAGGAAGACATTGCAAAAACTCTCGTTTTGCCTGCCAAAACTTTTTCAATCTCTCTTGGTTCATCTTTTAATTGTGCACCTATAACACTGTGACAGCATTCTCCTCTTCTGTAACCTTCCAAAATTTCTACAACTTGCTCCTGAATGTAATCTTTAGGCATACGAGAGTCCTTCTTAAAGGGTAACTCAACAGGTGTCGAATGTTCCCTTTTTGTTTGTTGAATAAAAACCCCAGCTGAGGTTCCATTGTTCATACCTCTAATAAAAAAATTTTTTGGATAACCATTTTGAGCAACAGAAAGAGGATAAGGTTGCAATCTAACAACACCAGCTCCACTCAAGCCACTTTGCAAATGCATTGTTAACGCTATTTCAACAGCCAAATTTATTTTGGTTGCTAAAGATCTTTTTTCGACACCCACTTTTTTAATCCAATTATTTAAGGGTGAAGTATAAACTCCATTTATTGTCTTACTTCTCATCAAAGGAGGACCAAACTTCAAATTTCCATTACTTCTATAAGGTGATTCTCCTAATATATCTTCCAATGCTGGTAACATTGGACTAACTATCAGAGAGGAAGGCTCAACGTAGGTTGGAAAGGGTTCTATACACCCAATGGGTGCTAAAGATTGACAACTTTCAAAAAGAATGGGACACTTCTTTTTCAATGGAGCTAGCCTCGTGTCAACAGGAACCCTAAGTTCTCCTTCAGAAACAATTTGAAAATGATTGACATTGGTAAGCTCAGCAATACCAGATTGCAAGCGTGACAAATGCACTGGTGTGGCATAACCATTCATCAATAAACCACCCATATGAATACCATAGACAAAACTATAATTCTCTTGTCGACCAAACAGAGGCAAGCCACAAAAACCTATTTTATGATCCACACACCTGTATTCAAGTGGGTCAAAAACATCAAAGTATCGTTTGTTATTATCGTAAGCTATACTATACTTTCCCTTTAACGGTTTGCAAGAGACTTCTTTACCATTAAAGAAACCTGGTAAAGTTACTTTTGTATCGAAATCTGCAAAACAACAAACAATATCGCGGAATAAATTTCCACGAGCTCTGACAAGTATTAAATCATCACCTATATCAACCCAATCTTCCTTTGTTATTTGACTATTAACAACTCCAACACCGTAATCCCGAAAAGATGTACGCAACAAAAAGTTATCGAAATCTAAGATACAATGTTTGTTCATAATCAACAAATCAGAGCATATTCCCAAAGCATTCGATTTAAATTCTCTCGGACCAATAACTTGAACAACCCTCAAATTATGTTCAACTCTAGTCTTAAATGTTTCAAAATCTTGTCGGAGAGCAGTTCTATCTCCCATAATTGGAAGATGATAAAGTGAAACATCTTCATAATCCATAGAACCTTCGGTTCTTTTTGCTGGATCAGGAAATCCACAACCTGTAGAACTTTCAATACTTTTAATCTGCTCAACAGCTTTTTCGCCTTTCCACATGCCACTTGAAGTTAAATTACCTTCTGCAGAAATTTGAAAAATTGGATAAATCATCTTGACCAAGTAAATGCACACTTTAACAAAAGTAACAGTGCACAAAAACATGACAAGAGCTTCCCCCATTCGCAAGCTTTCATAAACATAAGCCATCTTCCTTTTTGAATATTCTTCATCTTTAACCCAATAAGAACGTATGAAGTAATACCCAAAAACGCTCGCTTTTCCAACCTTACGAGCAGCTTCTTTGAAACGTTCCTTTTCAGTAGTTTCCCATTGAACCTTAAGTGTAGAAAAGAAAATATAGGAAGATATTTGTATATAATGTTTCCAATGGAGCGGACTTTCCATAAAATTCTCCCATGACTTCTTGGCCGTTTTTGTAACATAAAAAGATCCAAGTCCAAAGAACGTTAAACCAAAACCAAGATAAAAGCAAGAGAAGCAAAGTGTAGACCAGTAAAAATAATTAAACGTACTAACCAACATTCCCTCAGCTTTGATATAACTTTTGAGATCTTTTGACTTAACTTCACATAGGAGATCTTGCTCAGCATCATGACGTGCAAATTCTTTCAATAAAATTTCTGTAAAACCATTGATATCTGTAACAATTTTTCCATTGACTGTGAAATATTTAGTATCTGAAACTTTACTATCAACAGCATTCTCACGTGTAACCTTGAAATCCCAAAGATCCATTGATCCACCTAAAGGACGAATCTTATCTGCACTCAAAGCTCCTGTTTTTGAGATTCGATATTCCTCTTTAACTTCTTCAGCAACAAAAAGAAACCTTCGTCTAACTGCTGCTGGATTATTAGTTGTAACATGAGCATTCAAATTAGGATCGTTGCAATCAATGACAACAAGTTCTGCTGCAGCAAATTCTTTACCCTTCTCATCAACAGCTGCCTTCTCTGGATAATAAGGAGCTGAATCAAGAACACATAGCAGCTCTTCAAGAGATTCGTCACCTTTTGAACCAGCAATTGACTGATGAAGTGAACCCATCTCTGGATAATGCAATATTAAGTGAGATAAACAATCATAATTGGTCCAATATTTCGACTTAACAGCTCGATCAAAAACTAGATCGGGAGTATAAACGAGTCCTTTGTGTTCACACCACGTCCTATAAATGTGAACTAAAAGGGTTGATTTTCCTGATCCAGGACATCCAGAAAGTATAATACCGAAAGGAGTTTTACGGTTCCTTTTACCAACGAGGAGTTTAACATCTCGGTAAATTCTCTGGAGCTCATGGTATTGAATTTTAAAACTATTTGGAACCTTAAAACGCTCCATAATCTCTTTGCCACGAGTTAAATCATTTTGCAACTCAGTGATAAATTCACGACCATTTCTTCTACCTTCCATAACTTTATTTTTTGAAAAATTAACTGCTTCACCAACATAAACATCTTTCTCCTCAATGAGGTAATGATACGTACTTTTCATATAGTGACCAACAGGATCACTCTTTAAAATAGCATCAAGTAAATTATCACCTCTTTGTATGTTTGTTGAAACATTAATGTATGATTCAACAACATTTAAACTATCTTGAATAGCATCGACAAGACAAACAGGTTTGTCAGATTTGCCTATAAACTTCTTAATAACATCTGCATTTTCTTTTTTAAAAAAACGTAAAGAAACTAAACTCAAGAGAAAAGTTTTAACAGCAACAACAAATTTTGATTCCAAAAAAGTACTAAATAAATTACTCATACTCATAGCATCACTAGAAATAACTTCAGCTTCTGCTTTAATTTTTTGCTTAAAAAGAACTTTTAAGAACCTATTTATAATATTTTTAATATCTTCAACATAATCATTTATTTTAAAATCAAAGAAAGCACGAACCAGTAAACCAACATTCATAACTAACCCCAATCGACTCTTTGTATGGTAAAAGTCGAAAATAGCCTTAAATAAATCAAAAAGATAATCAACATTAAAATTAATAGATAAATTAAATTTCAGGAAAAAATTTCTTAAGTAATCAACTAAAGCAACTAAATCAACTTGGACAACTGACCAACAATTCATAAACTTCCCAACAGGATCATGTTTATCATAATACTCCTTCTTAAACTTGAAAGTTTTCTCAGTAACCATTGATTTCATTTCAGCCGTATGCTTTTGGACAAATTCCTTAGCTTTTTGTTTTAAAGTGGGTTTTCCAACAAAATCTTCGCTAAAAATCAATTTCTCTGCATCATCATCAGAGATTTCTATACACTCAAATGCACTATCTTGAATTGGTGCCAAAGTAGGCACAAACTTAACACAATCTTTTTGTGGTTTATCAACAAATTCTTTTTCAATTTTTATATTGTTTTCTGATTCTATAGTATCGACAATCTTGTCAATTGTACTTAGAACTTTTATTTTCAAACTATCGCCAACTTGTAATTTTTCTGGTTTTTCATGTTGATTGATAAGATCAACTTTATCTGCCTGGAATTCTCCTTCCTTAACAGAAGGAAAATCCACATTTTGTGCCAAGTGCATAAAATCGTGTTTTTCCATAGTAACTTTCTTTATGCGCTATGTCTATTCCATTAATGTCAACGAAAAATTTCGGAAATTGCTTTACGTCTCACAACCCCTAGGATGAAACTTACATACCATAGCCCTATATGAAGGACATTTCCATTATGTTATTTTTAAACAAGCAATTGGCCTTAAAGACTAAAATAAAATTACATGAACTTACCGTAAAACTAAAGAGATCTGCGCTTTATCAGAGCGCTTTAGCTGGTACTTATCTCAAATACAAAATATTTAATAACTCAAAGGTAAACTGCAAAATCGTCTTGAAACAGAGGCAGCGGTAGGCTTGGTCAAGCACATTATACACACCATATTTACCTAAAAATCATTAAATACCCTGAACCCAAAATTTGCTAAACTTGTCAGGCACTAACAAGCCGGGATTAACCACATCCCTGATAATTGCGTCAATAATAAGTCATATAATTCTAAAATAATCTAGCACTAAGATAATGCAATCCTGTATCGCTGGATAACAAACGCCATCTTCTCAAAGCCGTTGACTCTTTCGACCATCAACAACATTTGAACAAGGGATAAAATCCAAATGGAGTAAAAAAGCTGTTCTTAATATAGATGAGAAACATTGAGTGCTCAAAAGCAAAACAAGTTTCAAATTTCAACAAATAATTAAAGTTATAAAACTAGAACTATTTATTAATTGTCAAGAAACTTTAGAAGTTCGAAAACATAAAAAAGTTTCCCTGCATGTCACTGCAGAAAAACGTG